TAAGTATCAAAACCAGTCTTTGCTCTTTCCTTCATTCTTGCTGTGGGGTCTGCTTTTGACTTATTAAATGACACAGATGAGTAACTTTTCAGTCTATTGAACCATAATTCATCACGATAGACTGATGTAATACCCCATAAGACAACAGTATTTTGCAAATCTACCTCATTTTCTGCAAAATATTTGGTTGCACGACGGAATTGTGACTTATTTGATGACCCACCTCTGGATAAATTGATGTTTGTAAGGTTCAATTCATTACAAAGTTTGTTTCTCCAGCATGTATCGTCTTCAAATTCCTCTCCACTTTGACGATAAGCAGCTCCTTTCTTAAAGGTTGTATTGTATGTCACCCTGTCGACGGGGTTTTCTGCGTCATAGTATGACCCAATACCAAAAACCCAACTGCATCCGAGTGTTATAAGGTTCATATTTTGATTACTTCGTCGAATAAGTTTGCCATCATAACATGTGCTTCACGAGTTGGGTGGTATGAGTAGGGGTTTACCAAGTTTTTTCTCTCTAAAAACTTTATTCTTCTACTATCATCTTTGTTGAACTGTGAGACATGGTACTCATCAGGGTCATAATTTTCAAATTCAAGGTCTTCACATAGTATAGACATCAAATCTCTATATTTTCTATCATTGAACAGCATCCTATCTATAGGAATAGGGTAGTCATGATGGTTGAATGTGTCAAACCAGTAGTTTTCAATACCTAATCCCTCAAAAAAGAGGTTCCAATGCCTCATCTTATGTGAAAGTTCTTTGATTTTTTGATTTTTATCGAAGTGCCACTCCAAATGATTGTCGACATCAAACTTTCTCTCGTTCTTATTTTTTTCTCGGTTCATTCCATGACCATATAATACGTTCTGATACCCTGCTTTACCTTCATGGTTCTTTGTCAACCATATCTCCTCCCTAAAAACTGAGGTAGTACCCCATAATACTATGACTCTTTCTCTAGGTTTCTTCTTAAAGTAGGTGGTTGCTCTACGAAACTGTCTATCATTACTACTACCCATCGATGAAAAGTTCAGATTAGTACAATCCCACCTCTTTGCAAGCACTCCTCGGAAGGATAATTCATCACAAAAGATGTCATCATCATATTTTTCCTTATATTCTTCTTTGCTGTTGCCTTTCTCGTATGCTGCACCGACACCACGAGTCCATGAACAACCTAATGTGACTAATAACATGGGCAACTCATCATTATTTTGAAGGATCTCTGATATTTGTCCTTGAACAACTTACGAAACATGATCATTGTCATGATATGTGTCTGTTGGAATGCTATTTTTTCCATGATGAAGGTAGATACCCAAAGGTATTTTTGAAATCTGTATAATATCTAGTCATGTAAAGGAGTGCCACATTATAATCATCCACAGTTAGGTCATCTATATCACTTTCCCACTGATCTTGTAGGAATGGGAGGTGAGGAGCACGACTTCCCATGTCGGGAACGTAACAATTTTCATGAAGTTTTGTAATTTTATACGACAAAAAGTTACTTAGTGCTTCGAGTTGCTCTTTTTCTTGATTTTTATCCCAAAAATCCTCCATTATAATAACATAAGTATTTTCTACACCGAATACAGAGGCAAATTTACTGTATGCTCCGGAAAAATCACATAAAGAACTACAACAATTTTGTTTTAGAAGGTGAAAGAACAGTTGTTTGTGTTTTTTCTTGCGAATTAGGAGTCTAGTCTTCATATCTTCCTTATATTCGACGGAAAATTCAAATTTTTTGTTCAATAAACTACCAACTTCCGAAAAATAGCGTCTTACTGGGTCACGAAACTGAAAAGTGACCTTTACATTGAAGTGTTCTCGCAATTTAGGAGCAATCTCCGCCCAAAATTCGTATGGAAGTGCATAATTTCCGTTTGTGAAGTCGCAAACTGCTGCATAAGTGTCTTTTACAGTCTCCCAATGACTCTTCCAGTAAGAAATGTAGTTTTCTATTGATGGAGGACTTGCCAAATAAGGGTCTAGCGGAGTTTTGACCGCAAATTTGTTTTTACATGATAAGTATTGACCCCAAGGATGCTGAGAAGGACGCTTGTTATATAAATTTTGACCTGGAGTGTATATTTCTTTAAAATGTTCTTCATATTTTGGATACTCACATAATCTTTTGAGATACCAGTTCTCTTTCAGGTGTCCCATGTGTGCATACCTGTTATCAAGCGTCAAAGTATAGTGGAAGGGAGTGGTCGCTGCCCATCCTGCACCTGGATTCAATAATAGTGTTGGTTTTGACATATATACAGTAGTTATGGTGGAACAAATGTCCTATGACGTCTACCTAGATAATGAGATTGTTTTTTCTGTGCTAACTAGACAGCAAGCAGAGGAAAAACGTGACCAAATGCAGAAAATGATTATGGCAGGACTCAAAACTGATTATACTGCCGAGCAAATCTCGATAAAGTATCACTCGTAATGAAACCCACCCTATTTCTGAATGTTGGAACCGGATGGTCTGGTACAACTCCATTATATTATACATTAGGGTGGTACAATAAGTATTGCCACAGTGGGCATCGCAAAGAAAAGGGATATTTGTGGTTGATGGACTTATCTGAGACCAGAAACACATTTGAGAGGGTCAAATTCTACAAACAGTTTTTCGGACCTTCAAAAAAATCAACTACAAACAGAAAACCAAAGATATTCACGCATGAGTCGAAATATATAGGTGGAAATTGGACAGAAGACGAAATAAAGTATTTTTGGAGTCCTCCATTTACGATAGAGAAGTATATTGAGTATTATGTCAAGCATTGGGACTTTATAAAACATGATTACAAAGCGGTGAGCGATTTTTCCAATCCTAACGGATTTTGCTCTCCAGAATTCCTAAGAAAATATGCTCCTGCACTCAAATCCGTGTTTGACGTAAAAATTCACGTTGTTTTCCGTGATCCATTACGCAGATTGTGGAGTTTGCGTCAAAAACAAAATCCTAAAGACCCAGTTAGGCAATTTATGAAGATGGGAGTCGATTTTGGGTATGTACAGTTCTTTCTAAAGTTTGTAGAAGCGTTTGGACTCGAAAATTGCCATATGACGATTATGGAGGAATTTTGGAATGGGGAAACGAAGGAATTATCGGATTTTATCGATTATGAGATAAAGGAAGTGCACCCAAACGCATATGTGCCCGATTTAGGTCCTAATGCTCCCAGAATCCAATATTTGAACGATCAGTGGGAGTCTGATATCATGCATATGCCAAAAGAGGTAAAAGAGTACGGAATGAACATGTTGAAACCAGTCTATATACATTTCAAGGATTACTTCGGTGATCTTCCCGAACAGTGGAGTAAATTATGATCTGGCCATTGAATAAAATCGTTACATGGTGGAAACTGAAAAAAATTAGAGAAGCAGACCCGTTTATTTACGAAGATGATGACGATGACGCAATGTTTGACGAAGATAACGACTATGAGGATTTAAGTGAAGGAAAATGATTGGTTTCTCCGAAGGATTCCATGATAGTGCTGTTGCGTGTGTCAATGGCGGTATAATTACCTATGCCACGCATGGAGAACGCTTTTCGAGAAAAAAGCACGACAAAAAGTTGTGTATAGAAGCTGCTGCGACTGCTCAAGCATTAAATATATTTGATGACGTAATATCCTTCTATGAACGACCTCTACCCAAGAGAATCCGCCAATTTACCGCAGGACAGAAGGCATGGAGGCGAAATAGAGAATTATGCATGCAACCAACGTATTATTGCGAACATCACATGTCTCATGCTGCTGCTGCGTTTCAAACCAGCGTTTTTGAGGAAGCAGCATGTGTGGTGGTCGATAGTATCGGAGAATGGGACTGTAGTTCGATCTGGACTGCAAAAATGGTTGATGGTAAGGCAAAATACAAAAAAGTATGGAATATGCGATATCCCAAGTCAATTGGACTGTGGTATTCCGCATTGACGAAATGGGCGGGTCTGAGACCGTTAGATGAGGAATATATCTTCATGGGCATGGCAGCGTACGGAGAAGCGAAGTATATTGACGAAGTTTCCGCATTATTGCACCAAAACAACCATAAGGGCATAAAAGAGTTACATGGTGCTCCGCACGACATTGCAAAGAGTGCAGAAGTGGTTTTAGAGTATGAATTGAAGAAAATCTTTGAAATAGCACTAACTTACTCAAATAACATCTGCTATGGCGGTGGAGTCGCTCTCAACTGCGTTGTAAACACCAAACTAAGGGAAATGTGCAATTTATGGATTATGCCGAATCCAGGCGATGCTGGAGGTGCCTTAGGAGCAGCATTGATCCCATATGGCGAAAAAGTGCAATTCTCGCCATTCTTAGGTTATAATATTCTTAGAAAACCAGATCCTAATGAAATCGTCGCAAAACTCTTATCAGAAGGAATCGTGGGGGTTGCAAATGGTCGTAGTGAGTTTGGTCCTCGTGCTCTCGGTAATCGAAGTCTATTGGCGGATCCACGCAAAATTTCAACAAAACACCAAGTAAATGCGATAAAAAGGCGTCAAAAGTTCAGACCTTTCGCTCCTGCGATATTAGAAGAGTATTGTACGGATTATTTTGAAATGCCAGGACATTCAAGATATATGTCGTATGTTTATCAATGTAAACGTCCACACGACATTCCTGCGGTTCTACACGTCGATAATAGTGCTAGAGTACAAACTGTACCAGAATCATCGGAATCCATCCTCAGGGATGTTCTAGAGGTGTGGTATGAACATACAGGTTGTCCCGTGCTTTTGAATACGTCATTGAATATAAGAGGTATGCCTATGGTAAATGATTTTTGTGACGCACTCAACTTCTCCTCAAAGTATAATGTTTCTGTATTTTAATGGTTGCTCTTATACAGAGGGTATGGAATTAGATGATCGTGGTAGTGAAAGGTTTTCAACCCTAGTAAGTAATTATTTCAAAGCAGATCATTTGAATGACGCAAAAGGTGGTGATAGCAATGATGAAATTGTAATGAGATCATTAGAATTTTTAGAGGATAATGTGTGTGATTATGCCATCATAATGCTGACACATGCTGAGAGAATGAAGTTTAATAAAAGTATCAGACCTCATACTCATTCAAGTTTTTATGAAGAATATTATGACGATAAGGTAGGATCATTGAATTTTTATAAGAATCGATACATTTTAGAACAAGAGTTTGATAAAAAAAATATTCCTCTTCTTTTGTTGCAATATCATAATGTGTATGGTGATAATGTTTGGAGCAGACGTTGTAAAGGTAAATTGCAGACAATCGCCAACCACACTCTGATCGACAACCCTCTTGACAGGGAAAAAACATTATTAGGTAGAAGAAAAAATAAAAAATATTATTATAGCGATACAGAGAAAAAGACACTTTGCCACTTCAATATCGAAGGTCACAAAAGAGTTGCAGACTATATTATAGGTCAATTGACATAGACTAAATAACGCAGTATAATGAATTGAAAGATCTTTCGGAATGGCAAAAGGATTCAAAGTGGTCACCACACCACCAGCAAACAGTGGTAAATCAGAAAAGTCTAATGAGTTTTCTATAGAAGCAGCAAGAGAGTTAGTCAAGGGCAAAACTTTCATATTCTGTTTACCTGGTAGGACTGTTTCATACGTCTATCTAAAAAACTTTGTACAGTTAGCGTTTGAGATCGTACAGAAGGGCGGTACTCTACAAATATCACAAGACTACTCATCTATGGTAAACTTCGCCAGATGTAAGTGTCTAGGAGCAAATGTTCTCAGAGGTCCTGATCAGTTACCATGGGATGGTAAGTTGAAGTATGACTATCAGTTATGGATTGACAGTGACATCGTATTCGGTCTAGAACAGTTCTATAGACTTCTTTGGATGGATAAGGATATAGCGGGTGGTTGGTACGTTACAGAGGACGGACAGACCACATCCTGTGCACATTGGATGGAAGAAGAAGATTTCAAAGCAAATGGTGGTGTAATGAATCACGAGATGCTAGATGGTATACAAAAGAGAAGAAAACCATTTACAGTTGACTATTCTGGATTTGGTTGGTTACTAATCAAGCATGGTGTGTTTGAAAATGAACAAATGAAGTATCCATGGTTTGCACCACAGATGCAAGTATTTGAATCTGGTGAAGTACAAGACATGTGTGGAGAAGACGTATCATTCTGTTTAGATGCACAGAAAGCAGGATATGAAATATGGGTAGATCCTAAATGTAGAGTCGGTCACGAGAAGAATAGAATAATCTAATTTTCTATATACGATTGAGTATGCAATATAAGAATGGACGACAGATACGATATCTACGTCGACGGGGTCAAGACACATGAGAGCATATCCGAAGAAGAAATGGAAGAAGTCACTCAAGATTTGGCAGACGAATTCTACGAAAACGGTTGGCCACACCCCAAAGATGTAGAAGTAAAATACCTAGGACATGAATAGGGTTCCGTGCGAACCCTTTTTTTGTGGCACTAAATAGATAAATATACCGAGAACTCCTTCCACGACGGAATAGTGCCACTACAGAGAACATCAGAACCATTCAGAGATATATCTTTGACCTTCAAACGTCATCCTGTGACGAATGATATTATAATGCTAAAAAATGAAGATGCAATCAAACGTGCAGTGCAAAACCTTGTACGCACACAGATTGGTGAGAGATTTTTCAATACTAAATTAGGCACTAGAATTACTTCATCTCTATTTGAATTAGCAAATGATGATTATATTGAACCAATTCAAACTGAAATAGAAATGGTCATAACACAATATGAACCAAGAGTAGTTTTACAACAAGTCGTAGTAGAAAGCAGACCAGAAGAAAATGCTTTGGATGTTTCTATACAATATAAGATTGTGGGACTCAATTCACCCTCACAGAATGTCCAATTTATTTTAGAACCAACTAGGTTATAATGGCACTACAGCAATTTACAAACTTAAACTTTGAGGATATAAAGTCATCCATAAAGGATTACCTTAGAGCAAATACTCAATTCAAAGATATGGATTTTGAAGGGTCTAACCTTTCTATCCTAATTGACATACTAGCGTATAACTCATATACGACAGCATACAATACCAATATGGCGATCAATGAGACATTCATTGATAGTGCCACTCTAAGAGAGAATGTAGTATCATTAGCAAGAAATATAGGTTATGTTCCAAGATCTAGAAGAGCAGCGAGAGCAACTGTCAATTTCAATGCATCAGGTATAACATCCACAACAAAACAGATAACATTTCAACCAGGTGTAATTGCAAACGGTTCAGTATCAAATATAAATTATGTCTTCTCTCTACCTGAGGCTGTGTCATTCAATGCCTTCAATGGAGCGTCTAGAGGTGTGATGGTAATATATCAAGGTCAATATGTTACTAACTCATATGTTGTAGACAATAACAATCCTAGTGAAAGATATGTTTTACCTAATGATGGTATAGACACTTCTACAATTAGTGTGAAGATAAGGAATAGTGCATCTGATAATACAACAACAAGTTATGAGTTAGTAGATAACATTATAGGGATTACATCAACATCTAATATCTACTTGTTACAAGAGACAACAGATGAGAAGTACGAACTCTTATTTGGTGATGATGTATTCGGTAAAAAATTAGAGTCAGGAAATATAATTGATATTAGTTACATAAAGACTAATGGTAAAGCAGGAAATGGTATAGAAAACTTCAATTTTGCTGGTCTTATAAAAGATGAAGATGGTGCTGATGAAACAGACTTTAGAATGTTCCTTTCTGCTAATGAAAAATCTGCTAATGGTGATGAGATAGAACCAGTAGAGTCTGTCAAATACTATGCTCCACGTTTATATGCAGCACAGCATAGAGCAGTGACTGCTAATGACTATGAAGCAATAATTCCATCAATATATCCAAATATAGAATCTGTGAGTGCCTATGGTGGTGAGGATCTCAATCCACCACAATTTGGTAGGGTATTCATAGCAGCAAAACCAAAGAATGGTTCGTTCTTGTCAGAACTAACAAAGAAGCAATTACTCAATTCATTGAAGAATTATTCCATAGCAGGAATAGTTCCATCATTTGTGGATCTAAAATTCTTGTATGTGGAGATTGATTCGTATATTTACTACAACTCAAACTTTGTAGGTGATCCTGATAATCTAAAGACAGATGTGATAACTTCACTATCACAATATGCATCAGGCACTGAACTCAATAAGTTTGGTGGCAGATTTGCTTATAGTAAAGTATTGTCAGTTATAGACAATGTAGATACTTCTATCACCTCTAACATAACGTTAGTAAAAATGCGAAGGAATATCAATACTAAGATAAACCAATTCGCACAATATGAATTATGCTTCTTGAATCAGATATATGCACCAAATGAGAAATACAATATTCACTCAACTGGATT